AGCACCGTTGCGGATACTCACCACAGGGTACTTACTGCCTTGCATCTGAAACGATGCCATAGCGTCAATCTCGCCCTCACAGATAGTCAGGAAGCGACCTGCCTTAGCGAAGTTCTGTTGTCCAAACAATGTTGCATCTTTGAACTCACCAGCGATGCTGAACTGCTTATCTGCTACGCTTCTGGTCTTAACCGCTACCATCACACCATCAGCGTCAAAGTAAGGGTAGTAATGCTTATTTCCTAATGGGTCTTGTTTAACACCGTAGCTTAGGCAAGTAGCCTGAGAAAGACCACGATTATTGATAGCATTAGTAATAGCATTGTCATAGAAGTTAATCCTTGTTGTTGGTGTTGTCATTTGTTTACTCTTATCTATTGTTCCATCTTCGTTAGTGTATGTTTCACACTTAAAACACCACTGATGCCCATCGTCATACAAGCCATTGGCATTGGATGAACCACAATGAGCACAGGGTGTGTGCTTTATAAATTTAGATTCACTCATTTGATATTAAACTTTCTCTTCAATCTTTCAAAGTCTTCACCATCTAGTGTGTCGTATAGAAAGTGCTCAAGTGCTTCCCAACACAGGTAGAAGTGAGCGTCTAAGCCATCATCTTTAATCTTCATGAGTATCTTGTTGGCATCTTTCATTTTCAATCTAGTTGCTTCGTCCATTATTTAATCCTTTTACAGTTAGCTTGGTTCTCTTTACATTCATACTCGCCACAGAAGCCATTACAAGTTTTAAAAGACTCAATGGCATTCGCAGCTTCTTCTAACAGGTCAGCGATGCGGTCTGGTTCGTTATTCTGCACAGATTTACGACTAGGTATCTGTCTGCGTATCTCTGCCCTTTTGCGTAATCTCTCTACTAAATCATTCATCTACCCACCTCTATTCCTTGTCTAACCCTGTTAGGGAATGTATCTGACAGCCAAAAGCATCTTCGGTCATAGTCCTCGCTGATAGCCCGATAGCCCACCCATGTTATATCCCCTTGCCTATAAGTTGTGCAGTGTGTCATGTTGTCCACATAGTGGTTCAGTGAACCATAAGCAAACCCACCCATAAAGGCTAAGACAAAGCCCATCAGCATTAACATATCTTTCATACAGGCTCTAAGTTATCCACTTTAGCGTTGATGATAGCGATTAACTGCTCCATCGTAGGCTCAAAGCCTTGAGATAGACACAAATCAGCCATATCGTGCAGTATGAAGTGATTGTGTGCTTCATGTGCTTCTTGCGGTGTCATTTCATTAAAACTTATTAGCATAATTTCTCCTTGTTTTACAGTAAGGTTTTAAGAACTTACTGTAATGTAAATAGACAATCCATAAAAGTCAATACCTTTACGACAAATAAACTTCTTGACAACAATTACAAACATCGTTATAATGCTCTTCAACACAGTCTTCAATGTAATGCTTTGAAAGTGTATATCTAAGTGGTTGTTGATATAGCAAGCGATAAAGACTCTATACAGATGCTATATAGCCCCTAACGGGTGTACACCCTAGTGTTATCTTTCCTTCCAATAGTCATCTAAATCCTCATTGTCATCATAGCCTGATAATTCATCATCTTCCATCAGGTTGTCCGATAGCTCTGTATCAGCCTCAGTCATCAAGTCCGACCGACCAACAACAGGCAATTTATACCCCAATGAGCCTATACATTCTTGACATAGCTCTAAAAACTCCATCGTGAAACCATGTCTTAATGTTAGCTCATAGTCCGTTAGTGCAGAATTACAACATTGACATCTCATAATTCCATCTCCTCTTCAAATGATAACCAATCTGTAAGCATTTCTATATAAATCATTTGCCCATGAAGAAACTCATAGCGATATTCATCGTTTGTTTTGTCCTTCATATTACTAATCTTTATATAGTCATCATGTAGTTTTTCATGTATTTTGTCTATATCCACCTAAAGCCCCCTACAATCAATTAAAATTAACATACCTATACCACCGTATAGCCTGCCCTATTTAAACTCAATACAGAGCGTTATAGAGCTTCCTAGACACCATTTAAAGACTAGAATACCCTACCTTTTTAATAGCTAAGTTATAAAGGCTTACTTTAGGCGGTAAAATACTCTTCTTTTCCACTAAGTAATCACCCTCAGTTAGAAACTTTAAAGCCTGTTCATGCGACATAAAGATTCTAATCAATTCATGGTCTTCACTTCTTAATTCATAGCTTTTAATCATGTCTAGCCCTTCGGAGTGCATCAATAGCACTCTGCAGCCCTGTTTCGGTCATAAGGTCAATTTTAGCCCTCAATAGTGCGTTATAGCGAACATTCTCAGGCTCATCATCATCATATTGACATAAGAGGAATAAATCATCTCTCAATGGGTTCAAGTCAATAGATTGATGCAAATATGTACTCATACAATAATTCTCCGTCTTCGGTTAAGTGTTCTAATACTTCATCTGATAGTGGATTACCTTCTAAGTCAAAGCCTGAAGTGAAGAAAGCATCACAGAAATCAGGGCTATCGCTAAAGTCCACACCATCAACGACCAGCGTGTGATAGTCTACATTGTTTAAATCCATAATAGTTTTAACTCCTTTTGATATAACATAAATTGAGGGTTTGATTTTACAATCATAGCCCGTAAAGTGTCCATGTTTTTAGTTTTGGTTAAGTTTATTCTGTATTTTCTTTTCTTCATTTAATCACCTTTATATCTAATGGCTCTGTCTGTAGGGTAAATACTGCCCTGTTATAACCCTTCAGATAGTCCTCTAAGCCTGTCTGTTCAGGTTGCATACCCTTACCCATGTATCCATCGAATAAACCCTTTGTATAGCTCTCTAATGAGCTGTAATCATCAATCTTCATTTATTTAGCCTTTGTAGAATTAGTGATGCGTCTATTAAAGTCTTTTCCTCATCTACTGCACATTCTCTGGATAGCTCCCACACCTGTTCAGATAGTGATGGTTTAAGTTGGTCGCACATATCTTCCATGCAACATAAACAAGTAGGACAAAAAGACATCGGTAGGATTCCGAAATAGCCATCAAGTCCGCCCTCATCGCTTAGACTAAACTCACATGAACAAGTTGAGCATATTCTCATTGATTCGTTATTCATTGTTTACCTTTCTTTTCACTTGGCGGAGTCCAACCCATAGCCTTGAATCGTGCTAGAACATCGTTAAACTTATGGTATTGCCAATTCTTATCGAGATAAGGTGGTTGATTGTTGTCATATTGCTTTTTCTGTTTGTTCATTGTTTACCCTTAAAATAAAGTTACGAATTCACCTTGTTGACCATCAGCAAAAACTTCATAAGCCGTAGCATGAACAAGCCCAAAGTCATCAATGTAAAAATTTACATCAATGTCTTGACTGTATCCATGCCAGAGGTCATCAAGGTCAAAGATTTCATGTATGGCTAAGCCCTCAGCAAAACCCTTAGCCCATTCCCTTAAATAGTTTGTATCTACTTTAATCATAATTAAACCTCTTCTGTTTGTGGATAAGAATCTAAGACTGCTTGAGCAATCTCATACCAATTAACATCCGACATAAAAGCTCTAGCGTAGCTCTCTACTAAACTACCCTCTACAGCCAAAGAGCCGTGATTAAAGACATACTCATTAGCGTTATCTTGTAATCTATCCGCAAGCTCTGATAAGTCAATAGACGCATAATCAGACCAATAGTCATAAGGGTCAAATGAGCAATCAAATACTTCTAAATTGATTCTCCAGGTTGCGTAATTAGTCCAGCCGTTGTATTTAGTGTTTTCCATTGTTATTACTCCTTGTTTAGTTTGTTTATTTAATAAGACCCATTGATATAGCACTTGCTGGTACATCGTATTCAGTTACAGTTTGACCCATGAATTCATGAGTTGATACATACCTTGTTTTTACTAACTCACCTTTACTGTTATAAGTTGTTAAAATATCTGTGACAGTACAAACTCGAGGTGACTTACCTCTACTTTTATACATTGTTCCGATAGTGTGATTCATGTTAAAACCCTCCTGTATTGTAAATATAGACTAGTGCCAATAGACCGCCAATTAAAGCCCCTAGAATTGCAGAGCCAAAGATTTCCAATGTTGTTACATTCTCATAGTTTTTCATATTAAACCCCCTCTGTGATGTTGTTTTCTACTCTGTAATCAATCTGAACCTTGACCCTGCCTTTAATCTGTCTGTCTGAATAGCCCTGATAGTTAATCTTGAACCAATCATCATCAGAGCGAGCCGTAGCGATGCAACCTGAATGATTGTAGTCAAGCGTTATAAAATATCCTGCGTGTTCAAAGTATCTCATTGTGTAATTCCCTTTTAAAGTTCTGGGGACTTTCTCCCCAGAGGTTGTAAATAGTTTTATAACTGTATGACCTTACCATCTAATGACACGATTGTTTTATTGCCTAGTGTGTCGTAAGCGAAGGCTCTGTATTCTTTAACGAGTCTAAGCTGTCTTACACCCTTTAAACGATACTTGTTATATAGGTCTGAATCATGAACCCCAATGTATGTAAAATCATTGGTTAATGCTGTCTTAATAAAATCTTCTGTAATGCTTTTTAGTTTAGCGTTTGTCATTGTGTGATTCTCCTGTGTTGTTAGTTAGACTGTAAAGCCCTAAACTTACTAGAGCCTTACAGTTGTTAATTTATTTAGTTGATGGATAAATAAACTTAAATTGATTATGTTCGTTGATGATAAGATAACCTTTTTTAACTAAGGCATCAACCGCCCTGATAGTGGTCTTATCAGTAGCATACGAGTGCCACCCTTTATAACGATAAGCAAAGTCTAATAATTTAACTTGATGCTTTCCTCTAGCTTTGATTGGTGTTGATGTGCCGTGATAGATTGTGAATGAATTCATTTTATTACCCCTTGTTATTGGTAAGCTTAATTGCTTATCCATGTAAACATTATCGGCAATGAACCTTACAATAACCTTACATTTGATAACTATTTGTAACAATTATTTCTATCGCTTTACTAATCTTGATAGCTTATAACTATTGTGTCGCAGTAAGGTCTAATGACTTACTGTGTCTTATGTATGTTGTCTTATATCTTATGTCTTATATAAGAGTGTCATTGTCTTAAGTGAGTGGTTGCTTACTTAGTCTATTCAGGTTATCCCTGTAGCGTACCGCATCGCTATACATACCCTTCATAACTTTTAGTTATATAGACTGTGATGTCTATAGTGATTAGCTATAAAGACCTATGATGTAAGTGAGTGCTTACTAACCTATATAGGGGGGGTACCCTGTTGCTGTTATGATAATATTGTGGTAGCCCATATAGCACACGAAATGAAGTAAATTAGACTATATTGCAATGCACCATAACTAATTGAAAAGAAAGACTAAATTGACCAATACAGAACATTTAATAATCTGTGACGGTAATTGCACACTTCAGGTCTGCGGAGCACCTATAAAGCTCGTGATGACCCGCTGAGGCTATATTGCACTCTTTAGGCTATATTGTCAGATTCAGCTATACTTTCTTTGTGAAAAAGACTTGACAAGATTGACATTGTTTGTTATAATGCTCTTATCAGAAGAACTTAATAGATTCTAAACAACTGCTGATACAATAGGGAGCGAACGACAACCGTCTAGCTCCCTGAAGATACTGATATCAAAGAGCCTTACAGCGATGCTATATAGATAGTGATGTCTATTTTTTTAAATGGTAGTGGTTTGTCTCCAATAAGGGTAAAGACATTGTCTAACGAAGAAACAGTAACAAAGCCTCGTAGAGGTCGTCCACCGAAGTCTTTAGTTCAGTCTAAGAAAAAGGGTGGTAGAGGTGTTGTCGGAAGACCTGCAGGTGACGGTGCACGAATAGCTGAATTGAAGGCTCGTCTACTAGCAACCACGGGTGATACAGTCATTAATAAGATTGTTGAAATAGCCATGACAGATGGTCATCCTGTGCAGGGTGCAGCATTAAAGATGTGCATTGACAGGGTCTTACCTTTGTCTTACTTTGAAAAAGATAAGCAAGGTGGCGGTGTTATGCCACAAATTAGTATTAACATCAGCGGTATTACCAGTCCAACGGTGGACGCTACAGAACATGAAGTAATTGACGCTGGCATCACAGATGTCGAGGTCAATAATGGCTGAACTAAACTTTCAGTTACTTAAATGGCAGCAAGAGGTTTTTAAAAATGATACTCGCTTCAAAGTAATTGCTGCTGGTCGTCGTTGCGGTAAATCACGATTATCTGCAGTCACTTTGTTGATTGAAGGAATTAACTGTCCTGATGGTTCAAGTGTGATGTATGTTGCACCAACCCTCGGACAAGCAAGAACGATTATCTGGGATTTGTTGATGGAACTAGGCAGACCAATTATCAAGTCTGCACACATTAACAACTTAGAGATTACTCTGGTTAATGGTCGTAAGATTCTCGTCAGAGGTGCAGATAACCCTGACTCATTGCGTGGTGTGTCATTGACATACTTAGTGATGGACGAGGTAGCGTTTATTAAGGCTGATATCTGGGAGCGTGTGCTTCGTGCTGCGTTGTCTGATAGAAAAGGTAGAGCGATGTTTATCTCTACTCCATCAGGAAGAAACCACTTCTATGATTGGTATCAGCTAGGGCAAAGCGGTGACGATGAGGAATGGAAGTCTTGGCACTTCACTACTTCAGATAACGAAACCATTGACCCTAAAGAGATTGAAGCTGCAAAGCGTACACTATCAAGCTTTGCCTTCAACCAGGAATATATGTCTTCCTTCAACAACGCTGGTGCAGGTTTGTTCAAAGAAGAGTGGGTTAAGTTCGGAGAAGAACCTAATTACGGTAGTTGGTACATAGCGATTGACTTAGCTGGATTTGAAGGAGTGGCGAAGAATGCTTCGGCTGCTAAGAGTCGGTTAGATAAATCAGCAATTGCTTGTGTTAAGGTTATGGACGATGGTAGTTGGTTTGTCGATAAGATTGAGTCTGGTCGCTGGGACATTGAAGAGACAGCGGTTAGGATACTAAAGAATATTAAGCACTATGAGCCTCTGGCTGTTGGTATTGAGCGAGGGGCTTTAAAGAACGCAGTGTTGCCGTACCTCAGTGATTTGATGAGAAAGAATAATACCTACGCTCATATACAAGACTTAACACACGGTAACAAGAAAAAGACAGATAGAGTTATATGGGCTTTGCAGGGACGGTTTGAACACGGTCGTGTGTCTTTGAACTGTGAAGGGGAGTTTGATGAGTTTGTTGACCAACTCTTAATGTTCCCTACTACTGGAGTACATGACGACTTACCTGACGCATTGTCTTACATCGACCAGTTAGCTGTTACCAGTTACAACTTAGATGAAGACGGTGGCGATGAGTGGGAAACGATGGATGTAATTAGTGGTTATTAATAAGGATAAATAATGGCTGAAGGTTTATTTAATAACGGATTGCTACAAGCTGTAATGCAAGAGCAACAGCCAGATATGGTATCTCAGTTAGCTAAAGAATATGCACAAAAGAATTCTTACTTTAGACAAGTGCTAGGGGATGATATTATTGACAGAGGAATGCAGCAATATGGTCCTCAGTTCTTTACATTACTAGAGCAACAGTTTTCACAGAATCCTGATATAGCTTTACGGTTACAAGGTACATCAGGTCAAATGATGCCAACAACACCTGTTGGTTTAAACCCAATGATTACACCAGCAATGCTCAACGCAAGACTAGGTATTGAGCAAGATGGTATACGAGGCGGTGTATCTAATATGTTAGTTAAGATGCCTGACGGTAGTTTTAAATCAATGCCTAGAATGTACGATGTTGGGTATAACACAAATGTTTTAGGTGGTAATTTAGATATTGGTGCTGGTTATGTCCCTAAAGACGGACAGATGCCTAAACCAATGTACAACATTAACGCACGATACACCAAGAAGTTTTAATAAAGGAAACAGACATAATGGCTGAAATGAACGAGAACAACGAGGGAGTACAGTGGGACACTCCTTCAGAATCTGACACAGAATTAGTAAGCTTTGTTGTCAGTCACTGTGACCGCTGGAGAGACCATCGAGATGAGAACTACCTCGAAGACTGGAAAGAGTATGAGCGTATCTTCCGTGGTGTTTGGGCTTCAGAAGACAAGACTCGTGATTCAGAGCGTAGTCGTCTAATTTCTCCTGCAACGCAACAAGCAGTAGAGACTCGTCACGCTGAAATCATGGAAGCCATCTTTGGTAACGGTGAGTTCTTTGACATCAAAGACGATGTACAAGACATGAACGGTAATCCAATGGATGTTGAGATGATTCGTGTCATGCTTCGTGAAGACTTAGAAAGACACAAGATTCGTAAGTCTATTGACCAGATTGAGCTAATGGCTGAAATCTATGGTACAGGTGTTGGTGAGATTGTCGTTAAGACAGAAACAGAATACACACCGTCTACTCAGCCAATCCCTGGCTCTACGCAAGCTGCGTATGGTGTATCTGAAAAAGAATACTTCTGTGTGAAGGTAGTGCCTGTTAACCCTAAGAACTTCTTGATTGACCCGAATGCTACTTCTATTGAAGATGCAATGGGTGTTGCAGTTGAGAAGTTTGTGTCTATTCACAAAGTTGTGGAAGGTATGGAAAAAGGTATCTACCGCAAGGTGGATGTAGGTCCATACGGTGTTGATGATGACTTAGAGCCTACTCAAGAATTGACACAGTATCAAGATGAAAAGGTTAAACTTCTAACCTACTACGGTTTAGTGCCTAGAGAGTACCTAGAACAGCTTGAGAACGACGGAGCTGAGATGGTTGACCTATTCCCTGAGTCAAGCACTGCTGACACCTACAGCGACCTTGTAGAGGCTATAATCGTCATTGCTAACGATGGTTTACTGCTCAAAGCAGAAGCCAATCCTTACATGATGAAAGACCGTCCTGTTATTGCTTACCAAGATGACACAGTACCTAACCGCTTCTGGGGTCGTGGAACAGTAGAAAAAGCATACAATATGCAAAAAGCTATTGATGCACAGTTACGCAGTCACCTAGACAGCTTGGCATTGACCACAGCTCCTATGATTGCTATGGACGCTACTCGCCTACCTCGTGGTGCTAAGTTTGAAGTTAAACCAGGTAAAGCTATTCTTACCAATGGCAACCCTGGTGAGATTCTGTATCCGTTCAAGTTCGGTACTCAGAGTCCTGAGAATGCAGCAACCGCTAGAGAGTTTGAAAGAATGTTGTTACAAGCAACAGGTACTTTAGACAGTCAAGGCATGGTATCTGCAGCTTCTCGTGACAGCACTGGTCAAGGTATGTCAATGGCGATGGCTGGAATCATCAAGAAGTACAAGCGTACATTGACTAACTTCCAAGAAGACTTCCTAATCCCATTGATTAAGAAAGCTGCTTTCCGTTATATGCAGTTTGACCCTGAGCGTTATCCTTCTGTAGACATGAAGTTCATTCCTACAGGTAACTTAGGCATGATGGCTCGTGAATACGAACAGCAACAGTTGATTGGTTTGTTACAGACCCTCGGTCCTGACACTCCTGTACTACCTGTTCTTCTCAAAGGCATTATTGGTAACTCTAGTTTGTCTAATCGTGCTGAATTAATGCAGACTTTAGACCAAATGAGTCAACCAAGCCCTGAGCAACAGCAGATGCAGCAGATGGCTCAACAGATGCAGATGGAACAGTCTCAAGCAACTACTGCTTCTCTACAAGCTAGAGCACAGCGTGACCAAGCAGAAGCCCAAAAGACAGTGGTTGAGACCCAATTACTGCCTGAAGAGCTAAAAGCTAAGGTAATCAGCTCATTGTCTACCAACATTGAGGGTGAGAACGCTGATAAAGAGTTCGAGAAGCGAGCCAAGATTGCTGAGTTGATGCTAAAAGAGAAGGACATCAACAACAAAGGCAAGATTGTTGAGCTACAGATGCAGAAAAACAACAATTTACAGTAAAAACACTTGACAAAACAGGTGTAAGTGTTGTATAATAGCGACATATTTAATTAGTTTCTCCATAAAGGACAAAGAAACATGGACAAAAAGTTACAAAGTTATTATGAGAATCAATTCTCCATGATGACAACCCCTGGTTGGCAGGAGTTTATTGAAGATGCTGAAGAAATGTTCAAGTCTATCAATAATGTGATGCCAATACAGACAGAACAAGAGTTACACCTTCGCAGAGGGCAACTAGACATCCTAAATTGGGTGATTAGCCGTAAAGGTGTAGCTGAACAGTCCTACGAGCAACTCATGTCGGGAGACACGGTAAATGCCTAGGATATTTGAATTCCAGTGTGAAGCTGGACATATCACAGAGAAATACATTGGTTATGAGACAAGTGTAGTTCCTTGTGAGGCTTGCGGTAATGATGCTAAACGGATTATTTCTGCAGTCCGAATCTCGTTAGACGGTACAGACCCAGTGTATGTATCAGCTCACGATGCTTGGGCTAGGAAACATGAAGAAAAAGCAAAGCAAGAACGCAAGCAGAACGAAGCCTGAGACACCTCGAAAGAGCCTCAGAATATAAATCCTAAAATCACTTGATTCGGTGACAGGAGACTTTAAATGGCAGCAAACTTTATTGACCAAGACGAACTGTTTAATGGCAGTGAGCAAGAAGAAGTACAAGATGTTACAACCCCAGTCCCAGACTCTACAGGAGCGGACAACACTGAAGTGGTTGGCAACAGTGAACCAGAAGTAGAAGTGGAAGAGTTACCTGAGAAGTATAAAGGTAAGTCTGCTTCACAGATAGCAAAGATGCATCAAGAGGCTGAAAAGCTTATTGGTCGTCAAGCTAACGAAGTTCACGAAGTACGAAGTCTTGCAGACCAGTTATTAAAACAACAACTCGAATCTAACAAGAAAGTTCAGCAACAGCCGATTGAAGAATCGCTTGAAGAAGACTTTTTTGCAGACCCTAAACAGGCTGTTAACAGACAAGTTGAAAAGCACCCTGCAGTAATTGAAGCAAGACAAGCAGCACTTGAAATGAAGAAGATGAGAACAGCCCAGCAATTAACGGCTAAACATCCAGACTTTATAACTATTGCCAAAGACAATGGTTTCCAAGATTGGGTTAAATCTTCAGCAATTCGATTGAACTTGTTTGCTAAAGCGGACGCAGAATACGATTTTGAAGCTGCTGATGAATTGTTATCTACTTATAAAGAGATTAAACAAATCAAAGCACAACAGGTTGTCCAACAGACAGCTCAGTCAAATGAAGTAGAAGCTAACGCACAGAAAGCTGCAATGAAAGCTGCAACAGTCGATGTTGGCGGTACTGGCGAGACAAGTAGAAAAGTATATCGTAGAGCAGACCTTATTAAATTGAGAATGACAGACCCTGACAGGTATGAACAAATGGCTGATGAAATCATGGACGCATACGCAACAGGAAGAGTCAAGTAATTTTAGTATTTAA